TCATTGGAGAACCTGGTGTTCTACCTGCTCCACTAAATTGTTGTGCTACATTAGTATAAATATTTCCAGCAGTTTGTTGTAATAAAGGTGATAAAAAAGGATTTAAATATTGTCCACCAAGTGTTGCTGCCATTTGTTGATTTGCAGCTGTACCTAATTGTTCTTGTTGAGCAAGACCACTTAATGTTTGTTGTGATGGAGCTACATAACCTGAAGCACCTACACCTTGATTATATAAGTTTCCAGATTCTGATAGTATTTGATTTAATGCAGGTTGTGCTGGTGCATAAGGTGTTACCCCTTGTGTTGTTTGTTGATTACCGCCTGATGATCCTCCGCCAAAACTCATATTTTATCCTATTGTTATTATTTGTTTGGTAATAATTTTTTCAAAAATTCTATTTCTTTATCTGATACAGAACCTGTAAAATTAGACATATCAGGAACATTAGACATATCAGGAACACTATTTTCAAGAAGTTCTTTTTCTTTATCAGAAATTGAACCTTTCATGCTACTAATTTTGTTTTTAAAATATTGATTTACTTTACTTGACATCTTTATTCTCCTCTTGTTTAATTTGTTTTTCTAAAACAACATGGGTTTTTTTATAACCATGATTATTATAGACTTTTTGCCAACCTGGTCTAGCAATTAATTCCATCATCTTGCAACCTTCATTTTTAGCAAATTCTTCAACTCTACTTATTAAGTGTTGCCATTTAGACATTTGCCTTCCAGTCACAATATAGACATGACAGACTTTACCATGTTTTCTTTTTATTATTTCAGTAACTACTACACCAAAATATTTATCAGATGTTTGTTTTTCTTTTTTATCCCAAATAACCCAGACTTGAAATTTATCTTCTTTAGCAGTCTCAAAGACATAATCTGAATCGGTAAGTTGACCTGAATAAGCTAAAGCAGATTTAATATCTTTTTCTACTAATGACCAAACTTTATCAAGTTCTATAATTGGTATTCGTACTAATTCCATAAATACTATATAAACTAATTAAAATCAATGTATATCTAAGAACTCTTTTCGTCAAATATTTCTAAGTAACTAACCATACCTTCAATGGTATCTACTGTTCCTACTTGTATTTTAAGTATATCTGCTGACTCTAAAACAATAGGAGATAATGCAGCATTAACTGTTTCTCCAGAAGATAAATCTTTATGATATACTTCAAAAGTAGCTGAAGCTGAACTATCAGTTACAGATACTTCTACAAGATTGTTTGAAGCATGTTCATTACTAATTTGTATATTTTTAACAATTGTTGTTCTTCCAGCAGGTACTGTATAGATAGTTGTAAGATCTGTTGTGCTTATTGCAAACCCTGCGTTTTTATATATATTAGCCATTCTTAGGATTCTTTACCTTAACTGCTTTTATAGCTTCATAGAAAGTAAAATACTTAGATTTTAATGTAGGATCTTGATCTATAGAATGCCATAGCATATCTAGCTGATCTCCCATTGTTGGGTAAGCTAATTTTCTTTTACCTATATGAGCTGCAATTGGTACTATTGCTTTTTGTTGTTTTGCAATAGCTGCTTCTTCTATATCTCTAGCTGCTTCTTCTGCTGCTGTAAAAGGTACTATGTTTCCATTAATATTGTGATGTCTTGTCATAATTTCTTATACTCCATTGTTAATTGTTAAGCAATGCCTAACAGCATTGAATGTTAAGCAATACCATATAGGCAAATATCTCCAGCATCTATGTTACCTGAACTCATTTGAAATCTAACTGCATCTACTGCCGAAGTTGTATTACAATATCCTGCAGCAAAAGGTTCTACTGAAGCTGGAGCAGATGTTTGATGAACATGATTATTATTTGCTATAAAATGTTTTACAAAAGTAGTTGAAGATGGATTAAATATTTTAAGTTCTCCACATAAATTATCATCATTGTTGTTACCCATGTTTGCAGATAAATTTTGAAAAGCTGTACTTTGTGCTAAATCAAATCCAGCTTCATATTGAATAAGTGGAGAACCATCATCTTCTTGATGATAAGTTGTAAAATATGTAGTTGTTTTTGTTACATTATAATTAGAACCACCATCAGAACTAACATTAAAAGTGAATTTTGCACCATCTGTTGCTGGGTGCATATTATTAAATGTAAATACATACTCTTTATAAGTATCATCTAACACCACACCATCAGTACCATCTACAAAAGATAAAGTAGCAGAACTAGAAGCTGTTAGCTTTTTAATAAATACCATACTACCTAATCCAGTAATACTTCCAAATGCTGTTGCGTTACTTACAGCTTTATTATTTAGTTTAACTATTGCCATTAACTATCCTTTATTCCGTAGAGTTTGATTTGACCAGCGTCTATGTTGCCACTTTCTACTTGAAATCTAATAGCATCTACTGCTGATGTTGTATTTGCATAACCAGCACAATAAGTATCGTAAGCATAATCATTATAAGTATTTGCAGAAATTCTACTTATAAAGTGTTTTACAAAAGTAGTTGAAGATGGATTATATAAAGTAAATTCTCCACTACATGATTGGTCATTATCATCACCAGGATGTAATGATATTGCTTGAAATCCTGTTCCTTGTGCTAAATCTTTACTGGCATAATAACTTAAAGATGTTGCTGAATCTGCTTCATTATTACCAGCATAAAAAAGAGTAGTAGTCTTTGTAACATTATAATTAGAACCACTATCTGTACTTAAATTCATCATTAATAAAACATCAGCATTAGCTGGGTGCATATTAATAAACTTAAAAACATAAATAGGATAAGTTGAATCCAATACCACACTATCTGTACCATCAACAAAACTTAATGTAGCTGAACTACTAGCAGTTAAAGTTTTAATATGTGTCATAGCACCACTTGCTAATCCAGTTGCAGTAACAGCACTTATGCTATTGTTATTATATTTAACTAATGCCATATAATTTTATTACTCCACTATCTATGTTGCCTGATGACATCTTAAAAATAACTGCGTTTACTGCACTTGTTGTGTTTCCATAACCAGCAAAATGACCACATAAGTTTCCATTAGTATAATAATATGAACTACATCTACCTATAAAGTGTTTTACAAAAGTTGTGGAAGCTGGATTAAATAATTGTATCATACCACTAACTTGTTCGTCATTTCCATTTCCAACTTGATATACTATTGGTTGGTCGCTTGTTGATTGAGCAAGGTCATAACCATTTTCGTATGATAAACTAGCAGCAGAATCAGCTTCATTATGAAAAGATTGAAACCAAGTTGATGTTTTAGTTACGTTATAATTTGAACCACCATCTGTACTTAAATTAAATTGAAAAGTTTGAGCATCAGTAGCTGGGTGTATATTTATAAACTTAAATACATACTCATCATAAGTGTCATCAATATCTGTAAAAGAAAGTGTAGCTGAACTAGATGCAGTTGCTGTGGATATTAAAGTCATTGCACCACCAGAAACACTAGCTGGTAATGCTGTTATACTAGCAAGAGAGTTATTGTTGGCAAGGTTAATAGCCATTGATTAAACTCCTATAAGTGCTTGTACTTCTTCTTCTGATAAACCTAAGTCTAAAAGTTTTTGTTTGCCAGATGCTTTTTTAGCTATTGCGTCTGCTTCTGCATCTTTTAATTCTTGTATCTTTGCATTAACATCAGCTTCACTAGGTATTGTTGCACCATCTTTAATGACTTCAATATTTGCGTAAGTCATTCTTTGGTCGTTAGGAATTTTAGTTCCATCATCATTATATTTTTTCCAACCATACCAGTTGCCACCATTAAAAGTTTGTAATGCGTTTTGTAAATAATCCATTCTATGTGTCTCCTAATCTAATAAATGTAAATGCAGTATGATTAGCATCTGTATCACCTTGAAGTTGAGATTGTGTACCAGCTGCATCTCTTGTAAATTTAAGTTTATGAGTTGAAGTATTAGTTATATCTACTATAGAATTTATATAAGTATTTGCATAAGCATTTGTAGATGCACTATCATAAACTGTTGCAACATTTACATAACTTGAATTATCTGTCGTCATTTTTATTAAAAGTCCCATATATAAAGAAGCAGAGCCATTAGAAATCCAACGACCTTGTGCTGTAATTAAATAAATTCCAGTTTGAGGAAAAGTAAATATTCCTGAACTTTCCGACATTCCAGAACCAATTACAGAAAAATTAGTATCATTTCTTTCTAAATTTGCTGTAATATCTGTGGCATCTGTTTTAGTTGCAGTTAATCTCCATTGGTCAGCTTCTTTAATTCCTTCAGTAACACCAGATAATTTTGCTGGTGTAACAGTACCATCACTTGGTACACCTAAATCTAAAACTGAACCTAGTATCTGAATAAAGTTAATTACATCACCAGTAATAAGGTTACTAGCAAAGGTAATTGTAGAACCACTAACTGTGTATGAACTTGTAGGTGCTTGTAAAATTCCATTTAAAGATACCAGCATATGATTAGCTGTTTCTGGAATTACATCTACAGAACTAACTTGCATAGTGTATGCAGCTTGGTCATTAACTACTGCTATTGTATCACAAACTTGAAAATTCCCACTCTGAGGTGTACGTCCGATATAAGACATCTATGCTACCTTCCTTTGCCAATAGGCTTTTGTTTTTTGAGATAATAAGTTTCTAGTTTCGCCTGTCATATAAGACATATTTCTACCAAGTTTATATCCATTACTTAAATAATCTTTTTTCAATTCTTTATTAACTCTTTTAGATTTATTGTCTTTATTAACCCAGATAAGATTTGAATATATTTTACTATAATTTTTTCTTTGTTCATCAGAGCATACTTGAAATTGTCTAGCATATTTAATTTTAGCTTTAGTTTCTTCTGTAAGTTTTTTACCAGTATGTGCTATAGATATTTTTTTCCTAGTTTCTAATGATACTTTTTTTCCAAGACTATATTTATTACCCATATTACGAAGAGTAGTAGCTAATTTGTTTTTTTCGCTAACTTTTCTACCCATATTTCCTAAGCTAATTTTTCTTTTAACATATTCTGGTAATTTAGTTCCTGTTAATGTTTTAGATATTTTTGCTTTCCATTCAGGAGTTAATCTTCTTCCTTTTAATGATTTACTAAATTCACTTTTTAATTTTTCATATACTCTTGAGTTAATTTTATAATCTCTTTTACAAGCTTTAGATTTAGCAGTCATAAATATAAAGGCATTTAACATTTTATGTTTAATTTGACCTGCTGTAAAATATGGTAATAACATATGGATTATATAATGTTCTCTAGCAGCCAAAGGTACTAAGTTAGATTTATCATTAGTTCCACCACAGCTTTTAGGTATAATATGATGAACTTCTTTATATCCTTCTAATGTTCTGTTTTTAGCTTTAGCTATAATATTATCATGCCAAGTTTTATACTTATTGTTTATAAAAATATCTCTGCCTATATAAGCCATTATTCGCCACCTCCATTATCTATTATTGTTCCACCATCAGCTATCCATTCTTGGATTGCTTGGTAATCTGTGTTTGCTTCGTTTAGTGGTATATTAATCATTATTCATTTTCCTCTACTGGAAGAGGAGTATTTCCTTTTTCTAACCAATCTAAATATTCTTGATAATCTGAATTAGCTAAATCTTTTGAAAAAGTAGTTACATACCCATCTTTAATTTTCATTATTTGAGTTTGACCTAAAGTATTAATATAAAGTTTATACATCATTTTATAACTCCGAATTAAATGCTAAAGATGCACTTGAATTGTTAGTTCCTATCCAACCACCTTGTCCAGCAGTTCCTGAAAGATTTGTATTACCAAACACAAGCATTGAATAAATATTTTTTGGTCCACCATCTTTAAGTACATTAAAAGTATCATCTGCACTATCTCTTTGAACTCTAAAACAATCGCTTACATCAGAAGAAATTAAAGATGGTCCATTTCTCATTGCAGTTGGAAATGAAACAATCATTCTAACGTCAGAACTAGAATAATATGCACCAGAAGCGATTGTTTGTTGGTCATCATTAACCCATTGTAAATAATACCTCTGACACCTTTCTAAATTCACATCAACAGGTAAGAACTCAAAATCAGATGCTACTGTTCCAGCTTCAAATTGCACTCCTGTAATCCAAAAGTTATTAGCTACATTGTCTGCATGATTAACTTGTCCTACTGCTCTGTTTGCAGTTGTAACTGAAGTCCAAGTAGTTGATAAAGTTCCTGATGTATAATTACTTCCAGCCGCTAACCAAAATAATAAAGTTAAAGAAACGCCATTATCATTTCCAAAAGCACCAGATGTATCTCCAGCAAAAGTTATAGTTTTCTTTTCCCAAGTATTGGCTACTGAAATTGTATAAGCAGTAGAAATTTGTCTTGTGTTATCTGCATCATATAACTCACAAATATTTGTTCCAGTTTTTGTTGCTTTTACCCAAAAAGAAACGGTTGTACTTTCAGCAGAAGCTGTACCTTTTTTTAAATACTGTAAGTTTTGACCTTCAACTTTTTGTTGAAGTATGCAATTATCTCCAGCAGCTAAACTTCCATCTGCTGTTGTATTATCCATTTTTAAAGATGTAGCAAAACCTTGAGCTGATGGAACATCTGTATCTTGTGATTGTGTCCAAGTTCCAGCAGATGTTAAGCCAAGAAACATTCTATCCACTGTGTGATAACCATTACCAGTAATAGATGCAGTAGAAGTTGCTCTTTGAGAAATACTCATATCACCATTGATGATGATGTTTCTAAAGTTTGTATCAGCAATTATTTTTTCTGCTGTAACAGAACTATCTGCTATTTTTGCTGTACTAATAATTCCATCTGTTATATCAGAACTTGTTAATGGTTTGTTTGCTGGTGAAGAACCTATATATGCCATATTAATCCTATGTTATTTCCATTACTGATAATGAAGCGTCAATTTTAGCTGCCACTGAACAGTCTATTTTTAAAACATCTGTTGCTTGAATAATTACTTTTGAACCTGATAAAACTTCTAAAGAACTTCCAGCTGGAATACTTACATCATTAACTACTTTTACAGTTTCGTTTGTTTCTGTATCTACTGTATCAGACTCAATTTGAACTGTTGCTGTTACTGCTGATGTGTGAATATTACAAAGTATTAATCCTAATACTACTGCTGTTGTACTTGCTTTTCCTGTGTATAAAGTTAATGGTGTTCCAGCACTTGCTGGCATTGCACCATTGGTTTTTATTTTAAATATATTTGCCATTTATGTTTCTCCTATTATCCTAAAGCAATTGCTAAAGCTGTTGCTGTGTCAACAGATGCAAAACTTGCGTTGTTATTGATTAAAGTTACCACTCTTGATAAAGCAGCTTTTCTATTAGTTCCACCAGCTCCATCATCAACAATCATTAAATCTGATGTTGTTAAGTCTGCTCCAATATCTGAGCCACCATCAACATTTAATGCTGTTAAAGAAACTTTGTTTGCAGTTGCGATTGTTCCTAATTTTGTGTCTGCAATACTATTGATTGCAAGTGTAATATTTCCTGATGATGTAATAGGTGTATTGCCAACTGTAAATTCTCCTGCACCTGAATCAGCAACTCCTATAGAAGTAACAGTTCCAACATTACTTGGTGTAATTATAGTATAAGTAATTGAAGTTGATCCTAATGTTGCATCACTATCTGTAGTACATAAAAATATTTTATTATCATTAGTGCTTCCTTGATTAACAACAATCATCTGACCTGATAGTTCAGCTATTGTGTCAAATTGTGGATCTCTACTAGCAGTACCACTAGCTACAACAATATATAAACCATTTGCAGTTGCATCTGATTGGTCTTTAACTAAAACTCTATCTCCAGTAACTAATGTTACACCATCTAAAGTATCACCATTTTGAAGATCAGCAGTTAAATCTATATTAGCTGTCGTAGCTGCCTCTGCAATAATTCTAGTTCTTAATCCTGCAACAGCTTGGTCAACATAAGATTTAGTAGATGCGTCTGAGTTAGCAGATGGTTCACCTAATCCTGTAATTGATCCACCAGTTACTGAAACATTGTTTGCTGCTTGTGTTGCAATAGTTCCTAATCCTAAAGAAGTTCTAGCAGTAGCTCCACTTTCGGCTACCCAAGTTGATCCATTACCAACAATTAAATTTCCATCTGTTTTTGCTAAAGCTGCAATTGCAGTTAAGTCTGCATCACTATCTTGTTTAGCATCAATTTGAGTTTGTATAGCAGATGATACTCCATCAAGATAACCTACTTCAGTTGAAGTAACGGCACTAACAGATACATCTCCACTACCATCAGATACTAAAGCTCTAGCGGTTGTAAGATTTTCTAATTTAGATAAAGAAATTGCAGCAGAAGCATTTATATCTGCATTAACAATTGCACCATCTAAAATCTTAGCAGAAGTAATTGCTGAATCAGGAATCTTAGCTGTTGTAACTTGGTCATCTCCAATATGAATTGTATCAATTGAACCATCAACATATTGATCTGAGTCAATAGAGTTAACTGCCATTTTAGCAACTGTAATTTGTGAGTCTGCAATATGAATTGTATCTATTGAACCATCTACATACTGGTCAGAGTCAACAGAATTAACTGCCATCTTATCAACTGTAACCGCATCATCTGCAAGTTTAACAGTTGTAACTGATCCGTCTGCAAGAATAGCAGTTGATATAATTCCTGTTGGAATAGAATTATTTGTTTTTGATAAAGCACCAATATAAACATTTGTAATAGCTTCACTTGATAATGAACCACTATCCCAAGTTACATTTATAGTAGTGTTTGTAGAAAAAGTTGAACTAGAAATAGTTCCATAAATTGTTCCTGGAGTAGAAGCTGTTAATTTAATTCTTCTTCCAGCATGATAAATTGCTGTAACATTAACACCAGCAATTGTAAATGAAGTTCCACTTGCATAAGCTGCTGTAAAAGCTGCATCACCATCTCCGTACTCAACCCATTGACTATCATTATACCATTCTCTAGTATTCTTCATCAATGCTCTTATTGCATTATTCAGATTAGAAGGTAACATTCCCTCAGCTGTACTTATACCATTTAAATCTATGTTGTTAGCTTGGGTTGTTGAGTAATCTTTTATTCCTGCCATAATTTAATCTCCTAAAAACCAAGCATAAGCTTTATTATTTTCTTGATTTTTTTCGTTTATTAATGCGTTAATTGCTTCTTCAATTTGTCTTTGAAAAAATTCTTGTGTTTCAAAACTATATCTTACGTTATCTATATCACTTTTATCTGTCATCTCAAACCTGATTTTGATGCAATTAAATCTATTCCTTGAGCATCCTTCCAAGCTCCACCACTTGGTATTTTAATATTTACTTTAACGTATCTTCCAGATTGTCGTACTGGATTAACACCTGTAGAGTTCATACTTGAAGTAGTTGATTCAGTAACTGCATCTGTAAGTCTATCTCTTGTCTTAATAGTTACTGTCGCTGCAGCATCTACAATTGGTCTTACACTTGTTATAGACGATCTTAGTCCAGGAAACAACTCTAATTCTGTAGTTTCTATTTCTCCAACATTTTCTGTTCCTGAAAAAATAGCAGCTTTATAATCACTATCTATACCACCTAAAGCTAATTGTCCACCATTCCAAAAATCTGTGTCTAAAGAAATATTAATATTATCTAAATTTTCAGAAATAATATCCATCAACTCAACCGTATAAGCTCCAACGAATTGAGAAAATATTGTACTAGCATTAGCATTAGCAGATGACCATTTCTCAGTAGCATAATTATAAATTAAAACTTTATCACAAATTCCAGTAATATTTGCTGTGTCAGAAGATGAGGGGTAAAGCCAAATTGCTAATTGATTAAAAGGATCTACAGCAGCACAAATTCTATCTGAATATGCTTTGTTTAAATTAATATCAAAAAATCTATTTACTTTTTCTGCACCAATAGCTTTTACTGTATCTCCATTAATTTCAAAAAATCCATCATCAGCATAAAAAAATACTCTACGATTATCTTGACAAACTGTTCTTCCATAAACAGCTCCTCTATTTGGTGAGATCATTGACAATCTAAATACAGTTGAACCACCAACATAATCCATTCTAATTATAGAATTTTGTCTGAATACATAACTAATTTCTCCAGATGTTATATGAGTAATTTGTCCACCAGAACCAGGAAGTTGTTGACTATCTGATTGTTTAGTTCCTGCTTCCCAAGTTGCTAAATCATTAATTCCAGACCATTGTATTTTATTTGAAGCTGTTAAATCATTTCCAGTTACTAAAAAATCTCTTACTACTCCTGAAACTTTAAATATTGGAACTGTACCTGATGTTGCAATGTTAGATAGATTTGCAAAAACAGTTGACGTACCCATTAAATAATATTGAGGTGCATCTACACCATTACTTGCAATTACATAATTTCCAAATTGAGTAAAAGTTATATAATCTGTTGAAGCTCCTGTTAAAGGTGTTCCACCAATAAAATTTGTTGTTGTTAATCTTACAGTATCTGTTGAAACATTGGTTAAATTTTCTCTACCAATAGTTGCTCTTGTTACTGTAACAACTGCATCCGTAACTGTTGCTGTAAAATCGGCATGAGCATGAATAGCAGTTTGTAAATTTGTTGCTGTAGTATTATTATTTGTTTGTACTTGAAATTCATTTGTAGATGGAGAACTAGACGTTGAAGTAAATACAATAGTTGAAGCATCATTTTTAGTTAAAGTAATAGTTTTTCCATCAGCTATATTTCCATAATCAGAAACTGTAATTGTACATGAAGCTTTAGCAGTAGATAATAATAATCCACTAGCACCTAACTCATTAAATGCTCCTCCAGTTAAAGTATAGAGAGTATCTTGTGTTGCTACGAAATTAAAAACGGTATTAGAATTATCTCTAAAAGAACCAGCTCCTCTTGAATCTTTTGGTAGAGCATTAGTAGAATAATTAACTAGAGAGGGAAATCTTTTATAAGAATTTAAAGCATAGTAAACATTGTTAGCTACATTAGCACCAGGATTATTATGTTCTGGTTGATCTGGTAGCCATTCGCCAAAGGGTACTTGCATTAATATTCCTAAACGTTGTTGTTTGTAGAAAATCTACTTATATCATTAAATGAACCTGCTACACTTACATCTGATCTTTGTTGTAAAGGTGCATTACCATAAGAATCTTCTTTGTCATTTCTATCAAGTCTTTCCAAAGCCGTTTGATACATTTTTTCCCATTGTCCAGCTTGATTAGGCTCAATACCACCTAAGAAATTAGAAGCATGATATAATGAACCATATAAATAAATAGCTGGGTGATTTGTTAAAATATAATTTGAAGTGTTTGTAACTGATAGTGGATCAAATTCTTTATAGTGATTTATAATTCCTGAATATGAAGATGATGGTACTGGAGCAAATCTTAAATTATCTCCTAAGATTGTATAAGTAGAAGGCATACCAGTTGATGATGTTCCTTTAATCTGATCCATTTGAGATGGAGTAATATAATTTAAAGCATACTTAACTCCACCTTGTAAAATATAAAAATCTCTTACTTGTAAAAATCCTGTTGGTAAAGTTACTAATTCAGAATCAACTGTAATTGAAGATTGAGTAATCATTTTTCTAACTCTTAATTTAGAATTAAAATCTTTTTCTGCTAAGACAATAAAGTCTTCCGCTATCTCTGTTGTTAGATCAGTTCTATTTAACCAATTTGCAAGTGATGTTTTTAAATCTGAGTAAGTTGCTAATGCCATTATATATTACCTTCTGCTGTTTTAAAGTATTGAAACTCATTACTATTCAATTTTGTTTTTAATATTTTATTCTGTACTTCTTGTGGTAAACCAAACCAATTATTACTACCATTATACTCTTTTGCCCAGACACTTAAAGCTAAAGTTGGAATACTAGCAACTCTTTTTAAATCTCTTGATTTAGAATAACCATCATTTAAATTTAGTAGTTTTTTATTATGATCTAAGTGAGGAGTTATATCAACTTCTTCCTTAGTAATAATTTTACCTTCCATGTCATCTTGCATGTAAGTAGTTTTTTGTAATCCATCTAATACTGTATCTTTTCTCATCTGCCTTGACCTTTATATCTATTCTGACTTTTTTGCCTACACTCAGATTTGTTCTGAGATTTCTTATGGCAACCTGGTCGTTTTTTATTCTGATCTCTTTTTACATAAAATGCAAAATTTTGTTTAGCCATTAGCCAGACATTTCAGTAATAGAAATTTCAGCAGTACCAATAAAAGCTACTTTTTCACCTGGTGAAACTTTAAAAATTTCAGGTTGGTCAGCAGGTATAAAGATAGTTGATGAATCAGCAGTTGCAACAGCAGTTGGGTTTGCACCGAATAAAATATAAACATCAGCAGTTGCTGCTATTCTTACATATTCAGTTTGTGTTCCAAAAGCACTAGATTGAGCAGATGTTCCATCACTTGTTTTACCTTGATGTGTTATAGGTCTTAGTCCGTAATTAAAACTCATTTTATTTCTCCATTAGTTAGTAAGGGGGAAGTACCGCTAGGTAAGATCCCCCAAATATTGTTATATCTTATTATCTTCTAATAACAAAAGTTATTTCCATTTTAGAAGCGTTTGTAGATCCACCATCTGTAATACATTCAAGTGCTGAACCTTCATTTACATTATTTAATGCTGTAGGTTCTACTTCATATTGTTTTCCAGCTGAAGCTGTTGCAATATGACTTATTGCACCAGAAGTACAAGCTACACCGTCTATTTCAAAAGTAACAGCTGCAGTTCCAGTAGTGGTTGCTTTGTTGTGAGCAAATATTTTAACTATTCTACCAGCGTCTGGTATAACTACAAAAGTAGATGATGCAGTTGATACGTCAGGTATTGCTGATGTTAAAAAGTAATCGTTTAATGTTCTCATTGTGTTTTCTCCATTTGTTGTTCCATCTATAACCTTATTAAGATTTCAACGTTTTGTTTAATTGACTGGGGTGCATTTTTTTAGGTTACACCCCAAGCAAATTTATTTATTATGAAGTAGTTAAATCTGTGATTAAACCACTTGCTTTTTCATTTCTTGACTCAAGAGTGTATTCAGCAACCATAAATCTCTGATCTGCATCAGCGTCTTGTGCAGGAGTTTGTAGTGAGAAGTCTCTTAAGAAAGAACAAGCCCAGTATTCCATATCTAAAATAAGTGCATCTTGACCTATTTTAGCAGAAGTAGCATTAGCACCTCTTATGAATCTATTAGGAGATACTTGCATAGTTCCAAAATCTGACTCATATACATCAATAGAAGTAATTAATCTTCTATCTTCTGCAGCGTCAAATCTAGTAGAACCACCAGTAAATCCAGATAGTTTTTGTTTGTTAAAAGCATTAACCATAATCATGTTAGGGTTTCCGCCTTCATTGTAACAAGATACTAGAACACCTTTTAATTGTGCTTCAGTAAATGCTCTTTGAGTACCATCTGTTCTGATTGCACCATTACCAGCACCTGATCCACCTGCACCAGCGTCAACATTAGTTTCAAACCAAGTTTGAGCTCCTCCAAGTTTTCTAGCTGTAGTAGCATTACCTGCTGCTTTAGCGATATTAGTTAAAAGAGCTACTTCCATATCTCTTTTTAACTCTTTAGCACTTTTTGCAACTTGGTAAGCTAACTCATTATTTCTTCCAGCAGAAGTTACAGAATCTTGCGTTCCTGAAACTTTAATTCCTTTAGTAGAAATTTGAGTGTAGTTAGTTTCTTTAACTGATGGTGTTAGAGTTGCATAACTTATACTAGCTCCTTCAATAGCAGCATTTGCAGCAACGTCAGCTAGTGCATCAGTTTGCCATTCATGTAGTGTGTTTGTTGCTTTTGTTTTCGCAATTCCAGACATAAAAGGAGTTTCAGTTGGACTGATCGAATATATAATATCCGATAGGTCTTCTCTGTTTCCTATAGCTTGGTATGTTTGATATGTAGCCATTTTATTTTCTCCGTTAGGTTATTGTTTATAGATAACGCATCAATAAATCGGTAGCATCTTTTGTGCTTCCTGATTTCTTCAACGTCTTAATCTGATTCAACCTAGTTTGGCTATTTATATCTTCTTTAGTAGTTTTAACGCCTGACCTAACAAATTTAGATGGTTTAACTTTTTTACTTACTAAATTAGTTTTAACTGCATTAGCTTTCATTCCATCCATAATCACATCAAAATATCTTGAATCATAAATCCTAGAAACATCCTCATTTGAGAATCCTTTAGAACTTAGGTAGTTCATAATATTTGACTTAACTGCATTACCCTTCATAGGATCAGCAAGTACAGGATGTTTTAAGTGAAGTTTTTTTTGTTCACTTTTTAACACTTCCTGAAATTGAGCATTTTGATGTTCTCTCAATCTTTGCTGTGCTTGTTGAATCGTTTGTTTTCTTTTAGTCATCTTACGATCAACTCTAGCAGCTTCAGTTGGATCTTCATCCCAAAGAGCATCAAGCTCCTTAGAATTCATATCATTGTTAATCTCAGCATTTAAAGTAACTACTAATGAATTTAAATCATCCATTTTAGTTGAATACTGATTCTTCAAACGATCTTCCTCAGATTTAAGCTCTCTTTTTTCGATTGCTATTTCTTCAGTTTTTCGTCTGTAGTCGGCATCCTTTTGATAACCTGCTTTTAATTCATCAAGGTCAACATCAATCTTTTCACCATTAACTGTAACCTGGTGTAGATCGGTTGCTTTTTCTTCAATTGCATTTTCATCTTCTGATGCTTGTTCTTCTTCATCAACTTCTTGAGTTTCATCAAGTTGAGCTTCTGGTTTTTGTTCAACCTCAGATTCTACTTCTGTAGTTTCTTCTGGTTCAACTGGTGCTGCTTCTTTTGTAGATTTGTTGATAACTCCATTAGAGTCCATCAAACCTTCAATAGTTTTAGCTGCACCTTGTACTGACTCTTTGTTCAGCAAGGGGTTTCCGTTAGACATATAGTCTTCTCCTAGTTAAGCTGTCTTTCGACTTGGCTTATTCTAACCTTAATGGTTAAAATTTTGTGTTATTCTGTTGTTGTCTGAAATCTTCTAACTGTTTCGAAGCTAGTTTTCCAGTCTCAACTATTGTATGTAAGTGTTGCTCAACTTTACCTACAACATTATAAGCGATCCAAAGTTTTTCTCTAGTATCACTTTCATCAGCACCTGTTTTTAAAAGTAGTGCTTCAGAATAAATTTTTTTAAGAGTTTCTATACTCTCTTGAAAAAGTTTACTCCCCAATATTTGTTTCGCTTCGTTCGATCGGCTCACTTCCACCGCTCTGTCCGTCTGGTCTTTCGTTTCCATTTAATCCTTTTACTTGTTGTTGAAACATATTAGTTGATTTTTGTGCTTGGTCAAGGATTTTACTTTGTTCTGAAAATACTATCTTTTCCATCTCTGCATCTGCTTTAATTTTTGCACTATCTAATTGAGTATTATATTTCAAAGACATTTCTTTCATTTTAGCTTCAAAATCTAACATTAATTTTTTATTATCTTGCTCTAACTCTTTATATTTAATTTCAATATCTGCCATTTTTCTTTTATTCTCAGCATCAATTCTAGTAAATTCAATTTTTTCAATTGGAGATGGTTCAGGTGGTTGTGGGGGTGGCATCATTTGTTTACCCACATCTGGATTAACAAAGTAAGTATCTACATTTTTAAGTCCAGCGTTTTCAACCATCTTCGTTAAAGTATTATATATATTTTTAAGACTCACCATTGGTAATTCTCTACCTCCTTGTAATTGGAAGGCTTGAATTTGTCTTTCTAAAATAGAATTTAACATTATAGTTTGTTGTTCTTTAGAACCAGTTCCTAATCCTACAACGATTGATATATTAAATCTATCTTTCCACTCAGTAGGTCTAACTGGAATGTATTGGTTACTCATCATAATAATTTTTTCTTTATCTTGATACTTAACCATTAGTTCAAATATTTTTTTAAATAATTCTTTAACACCTGTTTCTGCAAAGACTCTAGCAATCAATTCTGATCTCATTTGAGTTTGCGTCATCAAAGCATTTACACCAGTTGCAGTTTTAGCATTTAATGTATCAGGACTTAAACCTTGAGCTTCTTTTGAAACACCAGTTCTACCTTCTCTAACTGAATCTAAATAACTTAATAAAGGAAAAGCTTGTTGTGAAATTGGTTGAGCTTGTAGGGGTTGTAAAACTTGGTTAGGTGGTTGTTTAGTTCTAACGATTCCACCAGGTCTAGTCGTAAGTAGGTCATCCATATTAACCATACCATCCATGATTGCAACTCTGTTGTTATTTGTTAAATACATATTGTCTAACAACTGTCGCATCACAGTAGATTTCATTAATTGAACATCTTCAACTAATTCTGAAATTGATCTGCCATAAAATCTGTGTGGCATAGGAATAGGAGTTACTGTAACAAAAGGTGCATTATCACAAGGTGTATTAGATAGGATATTAGAACCTTGATCTCCAGCTGCTACAACTTTTCTTAACTCTGCAATACCATCACCATCATAATCATATTTTACATAACACTCATAAACTAAAACTTTTTCTGTTGAACTATCTGTTGAAGTGCTAGTTGGATAATCGTCTATATCTCTCATCCTTACAACTTGCTCAGTATTGAAAACATCTAAACTTGATTTTGGTAATTCATCAACTTCATCTTGTGGATAACCCATCGAAACTAAATCTGATCTTGTCATTAAAACTTTATGAGCTACAAAATTTGCATCATCAATCGTCTTAGCATTTCTTTCAATTAAAAATTCTTCTGGCGGAACACTTTCAATTTTTACTTTACCTGTTTTTTTAATTCTTTTAATTTTACAATTATATAAATCAAAATTAGGTTCTTGAACTTGGCTTGTGTCCATACCTTGTAATTTATATTGTTCTAAAGTTGCTTCAAATTGTTCTCTAGCATCTTCATCTTCAAAAACTTCTTCTTCAACAAATTCTATTTCGTCTTTAGTATTTTCTAAATCTTCTTTTTCTTGAGGTGATAAATTTTCGTAAGTTTCGTATTCAACTTTTTCAGAGTCGTCCCAATAAATTTTTAGGAAACCATTTTTTTCTATTAGAGCATCTTTAAAAAAATTATATAATAATTGGAAACCATTATTTTCTTTGTAGAATACATGATTTAAATAAGCTGTCGCTTGGTCTGCCATAGGAACATCTTCACCAGTCATAGGTTCGCAACGAACAACATTATCGGAAGCTGTGAATACTCTTAATAGATTTGGTAATAGACTTTCAATCGTATCAGATACATCTGTACTTACTACTTGTGAACGACCATCTATCTCTGTTCCAAGTTTATCACCTAAATAATATTCTAAAGATTTCTTTCTTTGCTCTGAAAGCTGTCCACCTAAATAACCTAATCCATTTGTGATCTGGTTGCTTATTAAACTTTTTAATTCTATATCTGATTTTTCTTTTTGATCTTTATTTTTTTTTGCCATATTAAACTATATAATTTGTATTAATTCTTATCGGCTTTTTCCAATCCGATCTTTCTATAGGTTCTGTAACAGCACCATATCTTATCGAATCACAAAAGTGAGATGCCCAATTGTGTAGAGGTTTATTTCTAAAGCAATTATTTTTTTCATCCCAACGTTTACAATATGACTTTAACGCTTCTACAAGCTTATTGCAATTGTTTTTATGAAAGTAGCATTTAGGCAACATTCTTCTAACTTGTTCAATACCGTCTTCTACACTAAGTTTGGGTGCTATGTCAAATTCTAGTCCTAATTCTTTTGCTGTTTCCCATCTTGATTTATTAGTGCCAATCTCCCTAACTCTAATATCATGGGGTGCAATATGTTTTGAATATTTGTAAGGTTTACTATCTATGATATTAATGTAGTGTTCTAAACCCTCTCCTGAGTTCTCATAACAATCAATAATTCTAATTTCGCCACTAGGTCTTCGTTGTGCAAAAGTTATTACGGTACTGTCATTCATTCCTAAGTCCCACCAGGTTTCAACTTCCAAATCATCCTCTATATCAAAATTAGTAATATTGCCTTTCTTCTCTAATTCTTCAATCGTAGATCCAAAGTAAGAACCACTTATTCCAGCTTGGAAAGAACACTCAAATTCCTGAGCATAACTTTCTGGAGACATAGTTTGTTTCGCAGCGTCTAGTTCGTCTTGAGCTATAATCTTAGTCTCTGAAGCTTTGAAAACAGCTGTGAACCAGTCTTTGTTTGATTTTGCTTTCTCATGTAATTCATAGAACCAATTTCTTCCCATTGGAGTACCAATAAATATTGCAAAACCTTTTCTGTCGGAGAGGCATGGTCTTAAAACAGTATCAAAAAGGTCTGGCGAAAGATTCTGAGTTTCATCACAAACTATACCATCAAAGTATTGACCTCTTATGGCAGCACTATTCTCACCACCTAATATCTGTATTCTGGAATTGTTAATTGGAAAGTCAACTCTTAATTCTGACTCATTAAACTTAACTCCTGGAATTGTGGCAGAAAATTGTTTCATATAGTCCCAAGCTGTACTTTTGCCTTGCAGACGGAATGGAGAGATGAAAGCGTATCTAGGATAGGGTTTACTGGACGTTAGAGCCGCTCTGATTAGGTGGTTGATAGCAAACACAGTCTTACCCCCCCTTCGATGAACGATGACTACGTTAAAACGGTTTGTGTCGCATTTTTCATGCAAAAAATTTTGGATTTCTCTTGGTGCGTATGGAATTACTATTTGTTTCATATTTTAAAAAGCACCCCCCCCTAATGTAAAGTTTTGTTTTGATTTAAAAAATCTTCTTCCAGGACAAACTGTTCTTTAATAAACAATGAAAAGTCTTCAGCATCAGCTTTATCCCTGAACCCTTCAAAGTGAGTAATAACTATTGGTTTTTTTGTAGTCTTATTTTTGACTATAAAGATTGTTGTTTTTAAGAATTTATCATCCATGTGTTTGTACCATACATCAACATTATTCTAAGAGGTAGTTCAAAAAATGGGTATAGGCACTTATAAACCCCCCCTATTTACCAATTAAGGTTCAAATACAACCTATACTTTTATAGTGATAATTTAAGACTATCGTTACCTATTTACCGATAATTAATAGTTATCGGAATGTTCTCTTAATGTTCCTGTATTCCTTTCATATTACTTATATATTTTATATATATATTATATACGTATAAGATATATCTATTTTTTATGTGTAATTTATATAACATTCTTATATACTTCAATACTTCTAGTCCATAATACTGTGACATATTTATCACACTTAACTGTATTTGTGACATATTTACCACTATGGTTTAGACCATGAGATGGTTAATGGTTGATTCTTATCAGAGTTAATGCTTAAAACCTCTGCAGATTTACCATATCTCTTAGCATTTAGCTTACTTGCAGACCATTGAGAACTAGCAACGATTATTTTATATAGGTTTACTAAGTTCTGAGCTGCCTTTGGATCTAATTCACCAGACTCTATTTTAATTTCTAGTTCTTTTCTTTTGTCTTCCAGCTCTGAAAGTCTTAGATCAACTGCCAATTCTTTTGCTTTGATATATCTATCCATTAAAACATTATCTTTAATTAAATAGTTTCTAAAAGATTGCCAGGTAAAATCTACATCATCTCTTGAGAATACTTCTCTAATTGTTAAACCATCTGCAATAAGATTTAAAAGCTTATCAAATAGTTTTTCTGTTAATTTCTTTTTTCTTCCTGCCATGTCAATTTCTTTACTTTAGTAAAGCCATAATAATATTTATAGGGTTACCGGCAGAGATAGAAAGGAAAGGGAAAACTCCACCGGCAACAGTTATATAACTAATAGACCAAAGCTTAAGGGAGCTAGTAGCCTAGAATTTACTTAACACATTATATGGTATATTACAAATCAAAAGGTTTCTTTTTAGGCTTAAAACTTCTCTTATTTAGTGTAATGGGATTATGCTTTAATTTACCTTTAAAAAGTAAATCATCAATTATAGTTTGGCAAGTGTAAGATCCAAATAATCCATCATTAATAATTAGGTACATTTGCTCAAATGAAAGCATTCCATTTTCAAAGTCTGATTGAATGTATTTATTAATTTCAATCTTCTCTGCCAGGCTATAGCTATTATTATAACTCTTTTGTAATGGTTTATTATTATAAAGAT